TGATGTAGCTGCGGAAGATTTCCGACTGCGCGCGGCTGGCCGACAGGAACACCTGGTTGTCGCCGCTCAGTACCGCGTCCATGAACGCTTCGCCAGCGAAGTAGTAGGTTAGGCCCACCTGGCGGCTTTTCAGGATGTTGCGGATTCGGCACGTCAGCGGGTTTTGCTTGGCGGCGAACAGCTCTTGCTGATAGCGGTACATCTTGCTGATGAACTTATCCAGGAAGTCGACTTCGGTTAGTCCGCTGATGTCGTTCTTGGCTTTCTTCTCGCGTTTCTTCCCTCCGCTATCGCTACGGCCCGAACGTTCGCCACGCGCGCCCAGGCGGCGTTCCTGCGGTTCGCTGGCTGATTCCCCCGCCGGTGCCGGCGACGGTTTGACCGCTTGTTTTAATAGGCGCTCGCGCACCGTCGTCAGCCGGTCCAGCTCGTTGAGTTCGTCTTTGGTCAGGCTGCTGGCTTTGTCCAGGAGCAGGGTGATTCGTCGGCCGACGGCGGTCAGCGGTTCTTCGTCCGACAGCATGTCCTCCCACCCGCCCTGGCGTATCCAGTAGTAGACGATGCGGATGTTGGGCAGGTTGAGCTGCGCCTGAATTTCCTTGGCCTTACAGCGGCGCAGAAACAGGCGTTTGGCGGCTTCTTTAACTTCGGTTGAATAGAACATGGGCCGCAGTCTATGCGGCGAAAACATATGAAACTTGACGGTAATTTCGGCTTTCTACGTAGATTTTGATTCTACAGCTTGTCCCGATTCAAACCGTTTGTTTGGTGGTCATCCGGTGCATATCGTGGCGGCTCAAATCACCGATTGAGCGCAGTTATCGCCCATGCCCCGTTCCCTTGTTTCGTACTGGAAACGTGTCGCCACCAGCGGCCCGACCACTGATGGTCGTGAAATCCTTCCCCAGGAACTGCGCGATATCGCTGAGACCTACAAGCCGTCTCTGTACACCGCTGTTATCTGGTGCGAGCACGAACGTTGGCAGGGCACCTTCGGCACCGTGTTTGCTGTTCGCCTGATTGAAGAGGACGAGGATCTGGAGCCGGGTCAAGTTGCGCTGGAAGCCCAGCTCAAGCCGAACGACCGGCTCCTGGCCCTCAACGACCAGGGTCAGAAACTATTTAGCAGCATTGAGATTTACCCGAATTTTCAGGGTAAGGGCAAAGCCTATATGACCGGCATGGCCGTCACGGATGAGCCAGCCAGCACAGGCACCCAAGAACTCTACTTTTCGAAAAAGACCAGCAAACGTGCCTATTACGCCGCCTCTGTGCTGATGGACCCGGCGAGTGATATCGAACCTCAAGGCGAGATGAAAAAGTTCTTCGCCATGTTTACGGGGGCACTCAAGCGTTTCGCCGCTGATGAGTCTTCCACCGAAACCTCCCCGCAAACCCCAACCGAGAGCAAACCCCNNAATGGATGAAGCTACAGCCAAGGCGCTTCAGGCCCTGATTGAGCAGCAGTTGATCGTGACCTCTGGTATCCAGGCACTGGTCGACAGTTTTGCTGAAGTCGCGCCTGAACCCGAGCAAGCGCCGATTGACGACGTTCAAACCGCCGTCGACGACATCGTGTCCACCGCTGAAGAGGAAAAGAACTTCAACCGCAACAATGCGGGCAACAAAGCGGTATTGGCCGGCATGGCCAAGCTGCAGAAGCAGTTCTCCGCGCTGATGAACACCCCTCAAGGTCGCAATGTGCCGCGCTCCACTGGCCCCGCCGACCCTAAAAAGCGGGTGATCTGACATGGGGCGACAATCTCAATCTCTGTCCAATCGCGCCCTTGAACAATACGCCGCCTTGCGTGAAGCAATCGGCGAAACGTACAGCGTCGACGTTACTCGTCAGTTCAATGTCGAGCCGAGCATTGCTCAGGAGCTCAACGACAAGATCACCGAGCGTGCGGACTTCCTCGAGCGCATCAACGTCGTGCCGGTCACCGAGATCAAGGGTGAAAAGGTCATGTTCGGCGTGAATGGTCCCGTGACCAGCCGCACCAACACCAAGACCACCGATCGTGAAGCCAAAGACGTTTCCGACCTGAACGGCTTGCCCTACGAGCTGTTTCACACCGAATCGGACGTGGGTCTGCCGTTCGCCAAAATCGACAGCTGGGCCAAGTTCCCGGACTTTGCCGATCGCTACTCGGCGGCGGTGCAAAAGCAAATCGCCCTGGATCGAATCATGATCGGCTGGCACGGCGTTACAGCTGCTGCTCAGACCAATCTGGCAACCAACCCAATGTTGCAGGACGTCAACAAGGGCTGGCTGCAACTCGCTCGTGAGCAGATCCCTGAACAGGTTCTGGTTGAAGGCGGCGCCGTAGGGTCAGGGAAAATCACCCTCGGCGCCGGCGGCGACTACGAAAATCTTGACGCCCTGGTGCATGACGTCAAACAGATGATCAACTCTGTTTTCCGTGATGGCGGCGATCTGATTGCCATTGTGGGTAGCGATCTGTTGGCGAGTGACAAGGCCAAGTTGTATTCCAACCAGGCGGGCAAGCCGACTGAAAAGGAACGCATTGAAAGTGCCCAGGTCATCGCGACCTACGGCGGTCTGCCTACCTTTACCGTGCCGCACTTCCCGGTCAACGGCGTTGTGGTCACCAGTTGGGACAACCTGTCGATCTACTTCCAGGACAGTAGCTGGCGTCGTCACCTGCTCGAAAACCCGAAGCGTTCCCGCGTAGAAGATTACAACGGTCGCAACGAGGGCTACGTGATCGAGCAGCTGGAAAAGATCGCGCTGACCGAAAACGTGGAGCTGGTGAAGTGAGCCTGGCTCTCGCACACAAGCGCCGCACTTTGGCTCAGGGAACCGCTGCAGTGATTGCTGCAGCCACCGCACCGCTGGCGTATTCGCCAGCGGAAGCCCTGAGCAGCCCGGCCAACGCGAAAAAGCACCTGCTGCTGATGGAAGCCTCGCTTGATCAGGACCTGCAGCGCCTTAGCGATATCAAGGGTCTCGCCGGGCGTCAGGCACTCAAGCGCGAGGAGCTGTTGCCCAAGTACCAAGACTTTATCCAGCGTTACATGGACTCGGGTCTGGTGATGCCGAACCGCGTCTTGGTACAGGTAATGGTCTGGTTGTTCGACACCGAGCAGTTCGAAGACGGTCTGGCGATCGCGGACTTTGCGATCGGGCAGGGCCAGGAGATGCCCGAGCGGTTTAAGCGTCGCGACGTGCAAACCTTCGTTGCGGATGCAGTGATCGACTGGGCTTACGCCGAATACAACGCGCAACGCAGCCCGGAGCCGTACCTGTCCGATTTGCTTCCGCGTGTCGACGGTGAGTGGGAGCTGACTGAACAGATCCCGAGCAAGTACCACAAGTTGATCGGCATGCGCGCCATGGAGGCCGAGCAGTGGGAAACCGCGCTCCAGCACCTGGAACGCTCCACTGAGCTTTACGCGAAAGCCGGCAACGAGACGCGAATCAAGAAGTGTCGCATCGCACTCGCCAAACAAACGCCCGCCGTCACCGGCGCCCATTAACCGACTACCCCCCCAGCGGGAACCTGTGGAAGTGAGCCGCCCATTTATGGACCGTCCCACTGAAAACAGGCTTCCCGCCCTATTCGAGCGGCCAGCAATGAGCTTTTCCGGGAAACCCACCACTTTTGTGGAACAAGCGATCGAGAACGACGGCTTCTGGCCGAACCTCTCCTTGGCCGAGTTCCAGAAGGGTTACCGCCTGCCGGCGGAGTACCTGGTAGACATGCTGGCCACTGATTTGACCACGGCGATGATCGAGGTCAACCAAGACTTGGCCAAACGCAAGGGCCAATGGCAGAACGTGGGCGTCACCAGCGTGGAATCTGCTGACCCTACGGTGCTGCAGGAGGGCACATTTCACGCAGCGACGTACAAGCGCGCCGTGTATTGCCGCGCCAAGGCCAGTTTGCTGACTCAGTTCGCCACCGTCACCCGCCGTGAAAGTGCGGAAAACACCGGCAAAGAGCTGCCCGAGCGTGGTGAAACCTTCCTGGAGTTCAGCCAGCAGGCCGTCCGCTCGCTGCAGGGCCGTGGCCGCATTACGGCGGCACTCCTGTGATCAAACTCAAAGCCCTCACCACGTACCTGATCGAGCGCGAACTGGTGTTGCCGGAACAGCTCGACAGCTGGGCCGACCAGGTGAACTTGGAGCTGATCTGGAAACCCGACCTTGACGGCCTGCACATGGGTGACATGCGCTACAGCGCGACGATCGCCCTGGAGCGATTCGCCGATCATCCGGGGCGTCTGATGGCGTTAGTGGGGAGCTGGCTGGAAGCCAATGACCAGAAGCGTTATCGCGACGAACTGCCGGCGCCGAAGTTCGACATCACCATGCTCGACAACGATCTGGCCGATGTAGATATCACCTTGGAGTTCAACGAGCCGCAGTACCTGGCTGAAGATCCCGCCGGCGAGATCGAGGCCTTCGGCAACACCTGGTCGTTTGTCCCGTTCGACCTGTGGATTGCCGAGCACGGCGAGGTGGCGAGCAATGGCCGGCCGTAGCACGTTCGAACTCGATGCTCGGGGCTACCTGGGCATTCGTGAGCAGTTGGCATTGCTGAGCCTGCCGCCGCAGCTGCGCCGGCGCCTGCTCAATAACGTCACCAAGCGCGTGCGGACGATGAGCCGTAAGCGGGCGAGAGACCAGCAGAACCTGGACGGCACGCCGTTCGAGGCCCGCAAAGGATCCGCCAAGGGCAAAAAGAAGATGGAAGCCGGCCTGGCCAAACTGATGGTGGTCACTCGCGTGAATGCCAATGAGGCCGAATTGGGCTGGCGCAACGCACTCACCAGTTGGGTCGCGTCGCAGCAGCACCACGGCGTCAGCGAGCGCCGCACCGCCGCCCAAATGCGCAAGTGGAACACCGTTCCCGAGGGCCTGGCTGCCACGGAAAAGCAGGCCAAGCGTCTGCGGCGACTGGGCTTCAAGGTTCGCCAGGAAGGCAAAAAGACGCTGACCAGGCCGTCAGTGGCCTGGATTCAAGAGCATGTGAACTACGCCAAGGCCGGCCTGCTGATCCGCATTTTGAACGATGAAAAGACCGAGTCATCAGGCGCGCAAAGCTGGGACATCACCCTGCCCAAACGCCAGTTCCTCGGCGTGGAGACCGGCAGCGAAACCCGCGAGCTGGTTAACCAGGTCTTCCAACAAATCCTTAATTCACCCCGCTAACGAGGCACAGCATGGCACTTGGCAAAGTCAGCGTTAACAATCTCAATCTGGGCCAAGGCGCCGTGACTGAGATCGAGCGCTATTTTCTGTTCATCGGTCCCGGCCCGAAAAACACCGGCAAATTGATCGCCCTCAACACCGACAGCGATCTGGATGCGCTGCTGGGCGTCCCGGCCAGCGACCTGAAAACCCAAATCGCGGCCGCACGCTTGAACGGTGGTGATCGTTGGGCCTGCGTGGCGGCGCCGATCGCCGCAGATGGCGACTGGACCAAAGCGCTGGAAATGTCCCAGCAGCAGGGTTTTTCCGTCGAGGCGGTGGCGATCACCAAACCGGTGGCCACCGGTGCCGAACTGTCCGCCATGCACGACGCGGCCGTGTCGATGAATGACACCTACGGCCGTCGCGCCTTCGTGATGGCGGCTACGGCCGGGCTTTCGCTGAGTCCTTACCAGAGCTGGGCCGAGTACCTGGTGGCTCAAAAAGCGATCACTGCCGGCCTGGCAGCGCCGCGTGTCTTGGTGGTGCCTCAGTTGCACGGTAACGACCTGGGCGTGCTGGCCGGCCGCCTGGCCAACGCAGCGGTGAGCATTGCGGACAGCCCTATGCGTGTGGCCACCGGCGCGGTGCTGGGGCTTGGCCCTGTGCCTGTCGACTCCGAAGGCGTGCCGCTGCCGTCCTCGATCCGTTCGGAACTGGATAAGGCGCGCTTCTCGGTTTCCCAGACCTATTCCGATTACCCGGGCGTGTACTGGGGCGACGGCAACATGCTGGACACCCCTGGCAGTGACTACCTGGTAATCGAATACCTGCGCCTAGCTGACAAAGCTGCGCGCCAGGTGCGGCCGTTGTTGATTCGCCGCGTGGGCGATCGCCGGTTGAACAACACCCCCAACAGCATGGCCGTGAACATCACCGCACTGATGGCTCCCCTGCGTCGCATGGCCAAGTCGGTCAAGTTCGCCGGCGAGGTCTTCCCGGGCGAGATCGAATCGCCCAAAGACGGCGACATCGTGCTGGTCTGGAAGAGCAAAACCGCCGTCGAGGCGTACATCAAGCTCAAGCCCCACAACTGCCCGAAAGACCTCACGGCGAACATCGCCCTGGACCTTTCCA